GTGGGTTGGTCCTCCCTAATGGACCATCAACACATACGGGGTTGGCAGGACTCATGTCCGACCTTCCCCTGTGGTATAATAGTAGTTTACATAAACCACCAATACCACTTGCCTTGAAACCCTACGTTAGGGGAACAAGGTACCTCTCAACAAAACAGGTACCGTCGTGCCTGATGTTGAGATGTTCCGGTTCATCGTCTGTGACGAAGAACCGGGACATACTCTTGCGCGCAGGTTTTGCGCTTCGAGAGTCGCTGCGAAATTCCTCCGTGGAGAGGGATTTAACAGTCCGCCGAACAGTCGAAGGTCTCGTCTGTCCAAGCGGTAGCCTCGCTGATATCCTGACGGAAGCAGCAGAGGTCAACGACATAGTGCATCAAGATGATGACGCTTTTGTCGACTCTGAGTCAGAATCGTCAGGTTCTGAAACAGAAGAGCCCGGACGCGTCATCGGTGACGCCGTCCGTGGCACCATCCGGTTTCGAAAAGATTCGAAGTACCGGCTGAGATACGATGACCCATGGAAGATCCATGCAGGTTATCGCCTCGGTGACACACTGGGTTTGAACCCAGAGATCACCGTCTGGTCTGGAGACGGAATCCGCCTCCAAGACCCGCTCCCAGCGAAGGTCCTAGGACCGAACTGGGAAGGGTCGCCTAAATCGAAATGTCGATTTAATGCGATCGCGCGACACGACGTGAAACTTCACGTCGTGTACGAACACACACACTGGGGCAAGGCCCTCAGAGTGTTGTGTAACGAGCCGGGACCTTATAAGTCCTGGGCTCGAACGCTAAGAACCCGGGTCAACCGGTTTCTTGGCGGATCAACTGATCCTTGCATGTCGAAGGAACAAGTTGAAGCCTTGTTTGAAGAACACAATCCTTCAATCAAGGCACGGTCTGATCGTCTCATTGAGATGCTCAAGACCGTCGACGGGATATTTCTGCAAAGATATCTTTGCTATCCCGAAGAAGTGTGGACATGGGAACGTTTCGACATGTTCACACTAGGAAACATCTCCTATCTTATAGGAGATGAGTTCCTGGATGGTACCCTCCGAGAGGAGGCGCTTTCCATCCAAACTTCCTACTCGCAAATGAAAGCGGCGAGGAAGTGGTTCAAGGCCGCCTCACACAGGGGCGACCTCGAACGCGCACTCAAGAACTTGGACGGAGGTCCAAGCCATTGGTGCCGGCAGTTTGTAAACGTCTGGCGACGTGCGGCTGCCGAGACAGGACCGCGGAGAATATACATTCTCGGGGTCTTGTCACAAACAAGGGGGTGCGGTACGCCACCACCCTTGGTTGTCCTTCAGTCAAAGGTCAAGTTTCTAAGGACCATTTCACTGAAGAAACCTGTGGAGTCTAGCACGGCTAGACAAATCCGACAGGCCGCACTGGACGAGGTGCTCAGCAACCTCGACGACAGTGCCTTCACTGGTCTCTCGACAAAGTCGAGAGTGACAGTGAGTACGTCTGCCTCTTGGGAAAAGTCCCGAAAGGAAGGCGGTACGATAGAGGCCGCGAGAGAACTTCTCGCGACTCTACCGATCGGTGAAGGGGTACCCGTAAGGGACCTCTACACCGGACGAATCGAAGCCTACAAGAGTAGGTCATCCTTCGATTCGACTGGAGAGGTGGTATTCTGGCTCGCGCTAGACCACACTCTCCGTACACCACCGAAGACGCTAAAATATGCGTTCTTAACGATGGTGAAGGAGCCTGGTAAAGCACGTACTGTTACCAAGGCCCGTGCTTGTTTAAAGATCGTTCTCGACCTTGTAAACAAGCTTGTTTCGTCTCCCCTTGAGAAGGGCATACGAAGCAGTGCATCCGGGATGGGCAAAGCCAATCACGGATGGAACCTTTTCTGTCGTCTGATGTCAGACGAAGTTAAGGATATGGTCTTCTCTCTCGACAGTCGGGAGGAAGACGCATATGAAGGGTATGTCGAAAGGACAGATACCTTCAAGGCTCTTTATACGTCATCGACTGACTACAAAGAGGCCACGGATCAGCTCGATCATGAGATCGCAGCTGACCACGGAGATGCGTGGATGATCAAATGTGGCATCCCGCCCCTCCTGCGAGGAATTGTAACAGAAACCTGTTTCACTCCCCGCGAAGTATTCTTCCACGCCAGTGGCGTGCTGAATACCATTGGCACACCGCGCCCCGAAATGGGGTTAAATATACGCAGTGTGACATTGGTGACGGGGGTCCTCATGGGGGACCCCCTCACCAAAGCGGTACTCCACCTTACGAACGTGGTAGTACGGCATGTAGGATCCCGTCTTCATGACGCGGACTTCTACAACAAGTTCTCAAACGCCAATGTGGCCTTTGAGAGCTTTCGTCGTGGGCTGGAGAAGAACTCCAACACGCCGACTACTGGTAACGACATGTAATCCAACATGCTTACCGGTAACGCAACGCCCCCCTCGGGGGAGCAATTACG